CCCCCTGCCGGCAGCCGACGACACCCTTCCCCCACGCGAACCCATCATCAGGTAGTCATCACTGCCAACCGTCAGAAGTTCGGGGCCGTTCTCGTTTACGCGGTAGAACATGCCGGCATTGACTGCGCCGCCAGATGCACGGCCACCACCAAACCATTCGGCTATGTTGGTCGCCATATCGGTGCCGCCACTTGCAGTAGCACCAGAGCCATTACTGAAAAGGCCTCCAAACAGATTTCCAAGCCAGCCGCCTGCCGAGCCGCCGACGGGGTCACCCCGCTTCCCGAACAACTGATCCATCAGGTTTTCTGAAATCATCTGTGTGATGCGGTCATAGATGCTGTCCAGCGCGTCCAGCGCCGCATCCTTGAACGACTTGGAACCGCTGACCCAATCGGATAGGAAGTCGGAGCCTGCATCCCGAATCGCATCCATTGCAGCTATCTGATCTTCCATCTGTGCGCGCTGGGTTTGCAGCGCTTGGGTATTGGCAGCAATGATCTTCCCGCGTTCCGATTCAGCGGCGACGCCGGCACGCGCCAAGTTCAGCGCAATTTCGTGCTCGTCGTTGGTCATGCCGAGATAACCGATCTGCTCCAATATCGCATCGTTCATTTCATTGAACGATTCGGTTTGTAGATCCAACGTTTCTTGCAAATCCTTTTCGCGGTTAAGCATGTCCAATCGCTCCGCACGCGCGATCAAGTCGTCCTTCTGCGCCTGCGTCAGCTTCGACAGTTCGCCATGCTCAATCTCGTATCGGAGCCGTGCCGCTTCGCCCGTTACGCCGTACAAATCTGCCTGCTCGGTGAGGCTTGCCTTTAGTTGCTTATAGCTGGCAAGCAATCGGTCTGCTTCGCGCTCTGCGTCTGACTTCCCGCCACTCCTGGAAGCATTCGACTTGCCAGCCCCCGCAAAGAATCCGTTCAAACGGGCTTGCAGCCCGTGTAGCCGCTTCTGTTCGGAAGCCGAAACGAACTCTGTTGTCGCAGTTACGTCAGAGAACATCCCCTTCTGGGCCGTAGGCGCGTTCAACTTCTCCCATTGCTTACGGGCTTCAGCGTCAGCAGCCAGCATCTGACCAATGCCTGACTTGGCATTCTTCAAGCGCTCAAGCGGCCCTTTTCCACTAAGAAGTCCGCCGATACTAAGTGACGCGACTGTGGTGCTGAGCCCTTTCGCAGAATTTACGACTCTTTCAATCTCAATGGAGAGTGATGCAACGGCCCGGTTATATTGGCTCAATACGCCAACGCCAGCAGAAAAAGCCGCACTGATTACTTCAACCGCGTTTGCGGCAAGCGAACCCTCTTTAGCAACATCGACTAGCTTGTCTACGGTATCGTTCAGCGCCGGCAACAGTCGTTGCGCCAAGTCCAGGCCGAACCCAAGCGAAATGGCTTTCAGGTCGCTCAGTTTGTCCTTGAAGTCATCCGCCGCTTGTGCGGTGTCGTCGCCAACAACGACGCCCAGCCTGCGCGCCCGTTCGGTCAGGTCGTCTAGCCCATCGCTTCCGTTATTCAGGAACTGGATCAACTCAGCACCGGACTTGCCGAACAACTGCATCGCAAGTGCTGTTTTTGTCGTGCCGTCCTCCAAGGATGCGAACCTATCCGCAACCTCTGGCAGAATGTCCTCAATGCCACGAAGCGTTCCGGTCGAATCCTTTACGTCAACGCCCAGCGTCTTGAACAGACGGCCAATCTCGCTTCCGCTATCGGCGGCGTCCGCAATATTCTTTGCAAACTTCGGCAGCGCAGACGACAATGATTCAATGTCGGAGCCGGATTGCTGAGCCGCATAACCCCATGCTGAAATGGTTTCCGCACTAAGCCCGACCTTCTTGCGAATGTCGTTGACATTCTCGGCGAAGTTGATAGCGTTCGCAGTCAGCCCGACGATGGCGGTGCCAGCGGTGACGAAAGCAGTACCGATAGCAGCGCCGGCCACTTTCGCGGACCGGACCATCGCCTTCGTGCGCTTGTCGAGCTCGCGCTCGGCTTGCGACAATGGGCCGACGAAGCCTCCCACTTTTGTCACCAAGGAAAGCGTCAGCGTGCCGAGTCCCCTGCTTGCCATTTAGCGTTTCACTCCGGTAAGCACGGCCATTACGCTCTCTGGCGTCAGCTCGTCTTGTGATTTGTCCGGCCACGGCATCAGGTCGGATGCCTTGACGTTCCGGCCCATGAATGGCGCAGCCGCGCGCGCCAACGCCGCGTCAAGTCGCAGCATCGAATTCATCGGCCCGTATTTCTTTCGGTACAAAGCCCATCGGTGCATTTCCTCTGCGGACATGACCGACTGCAATTCCTCGACCGTGCGCCCGCCAAGCGCTAGGGCGAGTTCGCACCACCACTCTTCTTCCGGCGTAATGCTTTTGGGACTTTCGGAGCCACCTCCGAAATTGCCTCAAACAACGGCATCGCCAGCCACAGTTGCAGGCTCATGGCCTGCTCGACAGACTCAAACACGGGCTTGCCGTCCGGGTGGACAATGGCGCGATGGATTGCGAGGAAAGGCTGCTCGCGCTCTGGCGCACGTACAAGTTCGATTGCATCCGCTGCGGAGCCGCGACGGATGTACACCGTCACCGAGTTTTCGATGAACTCACCGGTCTGCTCGGGAACGTCAGGATCGGCCCATTCCGCTTCCGGCAAATACTCCGGACGCTTGAAATGCACTTCGCGCTTGACCAGCTTGTCAGGCGCAAAAGCGCCCATTGCCTGCAATTCAGACAGTTTCATTCTTGCCTCGCCGTGATTAGGGTGGGGGCCGGATGCGCGGCGAGACGCAGAGCCGGACACCCCATAAAATTGCTACTCGCCGCTTACGGGGTCTTCGGAGTCACCACCGGCTCGCCGCTGATCTGGATGCCTACAGTCGAAGTCACCACTGCGTTCAGCGCGAACGAGAACGGATAGGAGTTCATGAAACCATCAAAGCTAATCCAGCTGCGAGTAGTCGGCAGATTGAATCCGCAGTTGCTATCGACGGTCGGCGGGGCTGTTCCATCGCTGAACCCGACCGCCCATTCCAGCGTGGTGCCTGCCACCTTCAGTTCATGCAGGCGCACGTGAGACGCATCGGCCGGGTCGAAGTTGATTTGGAAAGATGCGGCGCCAGGGGTTGCCAGGCCGGCTTCATAGGTGCGTGCAGCCGATTCAAGGCAAGTGGTTTCTATCTGTTCCAGTGTGGTGTCGATTCCATCAATGCTGATAACGCAGCCGACGGTGAGAACGGTGCATCCGGTAGGGTCGATGACATAGAGCATCGTCCCCTGAGTCTTACGGGCCATGTGTATATTCCATCTAGAGGGAAAGACCGCCTCACGGCGGGCTGGTCGCAGTCGCGTGCTGCAACTAAGTGCGCGATTTTGGGGCGCCTCACGGCGGGCCTAATCGCGGCTTGATTCGTTATCGGCTCACATACATGTCCACGTCGAAGCTGACACGGTACAAGTTCGTCTCTGGCTCCTTGCCCGGCTCGCGAACCGCTACGACATAGCCGATGGATTGCAGCGCATTGCGGCAGGCGATGAATACTGCGCGGGCCGATGAAAGAGTCGCTCCATACACATCAATCTGCGTCGTCGCGCTGTCAATGTCGGGGTTTTCGTTAAGGTAGTTTTCCGGCGATCCGGTAATCTGCTGGTACGTCACATAGGGCTTCACCACGTCCTGCGGCGCTTCGCCCTGCGGATAGCAGCGGCATGGCGTCGAGCCGATCAATGCCGTGACCGGCGCGGCAGCTTTCAGCGTTGGGAAGATTGGCGCGAAGCTCACTTGATGCCCTTTGCGATTTGTTTGTCGATGGCGGGTTCAAGCGCGGCGACGAATGTATCCGTGACCTTTTGCACGTTGTCCGCCAGTGCCGGGCGTAGAAACGGCTCGGCTGCCATTTGTGACGTACCAAATTCCTTAAACCTGAAGTACCCGACGTTATCTTTCGTCGGCTTAGCTCCACCACGAACGCCGACACGCACCACCACTTGGTCGCCGCGCGATTGCTTGGCGCTGTAGTTCGTGACGATTTCCTTTGCGATGCTCTTAGGCGTATCGGGATCGTCAAACGTCCTCGCCTTCGCCCTTGCTGCATCCCGAACGATCCGCATGGCCTTCGTTCCAGCGCCGCGCACAGACGCCTTGACCTTTTTCGGGTCGCGCAGGCTTTCCAGTTTGGCAAGTGCCGGCCCCAATCCCTCGATGCGGAAGTTATCGGCCACTTTCTTTCAACCACAATTCGTCATGTTCCGCGCCAGGCCAGCCGGGAAGCCACGGGCCACCTTGCGTGAAATGACAAATCTTTGGATCGCCTGGGTTCTTCGTGACATTCACAAGCCAATTCCACTCGGCCGGCAATTCGCCGATTTCGTCATCGTGAAGCCAGTAGAAGGCGTGCAAGTCGCGCCCCGGACGCTCGTTCACGTCCTGCAACGTAAGCCGCTTGTTCGCGGGATGGTCGCAGTTGAACAACATCACGCTTGACCAGTTTTTCCGGTCATAGGAGGCCTGCGCTTGGCCGTCCATCTTCGTGCCTTCCTCGGTCAGTGGTCGATGTTTGACCACCATGACCGCCTTGCTATCGTCCAGTGGCATCGCCAGCGGCGAGCCACGGAACACCACGTCGCAATCCACGAACAGCGCCCAGCCGGTTTGCGCTAGCATCGGGGTCATGAAACGGGAAATGGCGAAGTCGGTCGAACAGTGTGCGTTGCTGTGCAGGTCGTACATCGTTCCTCGCCGATCCAGAGGACGACGGAACAAGCCGGATTCTGCCAACCGCTCCGAATCAATCGGCGTTGGTACAGTCTGCGTGAACTTGGCAAGTGTGCGGACTGCGACGCGGTAGGCTTCGGCCTCCCGCTTGTCGTAGCCAATATAGATTTTCAACGGTAGACCACGGCCAGGTGAGACATGCCGCCATGCTTGCAACGGTCGCCAATCGGAAGAATCTCGACGGTTCGACCTTCCACGGCCAGCCGGTCAACAACGCCATTCGCGCCATACAGCGTGGTGTCCGGCATCGCGCCCGTTTCGTCTGGTCGGTAGTAGTCATCGAACACGACGGCGCGGCAGCCGGCCAAAGCCGCATAGTCGCCCTCGATGGCCTCGACCCGGTGGTCACCGTCGATGAAGGCGAAGTCGACATGAACCGATTTCCCGTGCAATGTCTCGCGGGTGTCGCCAATGACGAACCTATGCGCCAGTCCGCGAATGCCAGCTAGCCGGTCGAATGCCGCCCCTTGCGAGGGCATCCCCTTTCCGTTCAGCGCATCTTCCTGGAACTGCTCGTCCACCGTTTCGAATACGTCGTAGCCAAAATATTGAACGCCGCTTGAATGCTGCAACGCCTCCATGCAAAGCCGCTGCGCCCGCATCCCGCGATGCACGCCGACTTCAACAATCGTGCGCGGTTTCAGTGCCGCCACGATGGGCAACATTTGGTCGTATCGCTTAGCCAATCCAGTACCCCTCGGTTCTCGCCGTTTTCAAGTCGGATGCCTTCGACTTGCCCTGTTGTTTCCTGCGCCCCTTGCAATGATCTAACCGCGCGCCAAGCGGACCGTTGACAAACGGATGCCCCGTCGCCTCAAACCCGCCCGACAGTGATATGCATTTCAGGCCGTTCCCCATGCCGATGCGTACCTGTTCAATTGCCCAACTGTCATGCCATTCGTCAAGCTGGAACAGATCGTCGCTGCGGTACAGATACACCAGTCGGCGCAGCATTTCCGCCGTTGCCTTGTTCCTGCGGAATAGCATGAATCCGCACTCCGGATATTTCCCCGCACGCTTCAGGTATCCGAAATCACCATCGCCCAAAAGACCGGACAACCAGCCCGCATCCACGTCCGCGTGTGTCACGCAGTCGGCATCAATCCATACCAACGCATCACCCGTGCCGATGCGGAAGGCCAACTCCAGCGCCGCTACCTTGTGCGCAAACCGCACCGCGTCGAATCGGTAATTATCCGTCGAACGGTGCCGATGGCGCTGCTTGAACTCAGCCAGCCATTCCGATGACTGCTCTAACCTATCATCGGTGAAAGCCTGCAGCGGAATGTCTTTCCAGTGCCGCGCGAAGGTATCCACGCAGCGTTTCGCGTATTCGTCCCAATGACGATCCGCGTAGGTCGTTACCGCGTCAAACGTCAGCAAGGTATGTCCTCAAATGCGCCCAAGCCTCTCCACTTCGCATTTCGTCCAGCGTCCATTGCAGGTACGCCACGCCGTTGAACAGTGCCTGCCTGCCTTTGGGTAATCCCTGCGTTACGGACAGCGCGGATGCCGCGCCCATCTCGCAATACGCAGGAACCCCCGCGACCATTGCGTCCAGCGCCGAATTACTGTGATGCGTCACCCATAGGTGCGCCGACTTCAATGCCTCGCCAATCGGCCGCTTGTCGCAACCGAAGCCCGGAATCTCCGTCGCCAGCGGATCGTTTGGCTTGGGCCGATAGATGACCGGATATCCCATTTCCGCGAAACGTTCGCACGCCGCGCGCTCCCATTCCATATACTGCCTGCCATGATCCCGGCAGGCCTTCGCCGTACTGCCCGCGACCACGATTTGCGACCCCGTGCGCCACGGCTTAACGTCCAGCCCCAACCGGTCGAAACGATCCGATGACAAGTCCATCCTCACCCGTGGCGACCAGCCGTTAGCGGCGAATC